TTATCACTCTTGCTTACTTTTAAGCCCAGTTCATATGCACGTTGTAATGTGTATGGTGTAATACGGTATGACATATATTATGAATAGATTATAAAATGGAATGAACTAACAAACTAACAAAAACTGAACCAGTTTATTTCAAATTTTGTATTCAAAGTGTTTTCAAATCTTGTTTTTTATTTCAGTTTTTAAATAAAATTGGAATAAAATTAAAACAGAATTGGGGGCCAATGTGCCCCTCTCTATTGATTATAAAAAAGGTGGGGATTTTGCGGTTTTGTGTATTTTCTTATAAAAATTGAATAAAACCGCAATTTCCCCACTTTTTGAGAGGGCGCCACATTGGCCCCTAAATTTCAATGCAACTGTCTACTTCATCGTCTGCATTTTGACAATTATTAAATGTCATATTCGCTTCTTTATCAAGCACAAGATATTCTTTCGCAAATTCATAGTATTTTACTGCCGACTCATTTATAGTATAAATAACATGTTGATTTTCGTTATTATCATATGTTGTTTGCACAATCTGCTTACTGAAATACACGTTATAGATTTCTTTAATAATTTTGTAGTGAGACGATGACTTGCTAATATGTTTGAACGAAAATTCTTTAAATATCTGCTCTATAATATCCGCATTTAGTTTTGTCTTCTTTACATCAGTTTGGAAGATGGTGTCAGTTTTATTTAATTGCATAATTTTATTAAACACACAATCAGGATGCAGAAACACGTACCTTAATTGTTTAAAAAAAAAACCAAAATTCGCATCCCAACCCTCTGCAAGGTCTGAATGATTTACTGCAGAATCTAGAAACTCCTTTTTGTAAAAATATTTTTGGAGCATCATTTTGTCTCGCATTGTTGCAGTTTGTGCAAGGCATGCTTGTTGAATTTCTTTTACAGAATCATATGTTATATCTTCAATAGACGCATATGTAAATCCCATTTCTTGTTTTTGCAATTCATCCTGCACTTCTTTTTTAATTGCTTCGCATATTTCTGTTTCATCTACAACCTGTTTATAATGTGCTTTGACACAAAACAATTGAAATGCTCTCTTGAGTGGTGCTTTCTTTTCAACTAATATGCTATTATAAAGAGCAGTGTATATGGGGCAGTTCATTTTCGCACAATCAGAGAGCCATGTATTAACCTGGTTCATTTTGCCCATATAGCACACTTTTATAATGCCAGTGCTTAAATGTCTTGCTCGGTATGAGACTTGAATAATATCACGAGGAGTGTTAAATGGCGCAATAAAGAGGTATTTGTAATCAAAATCTAGCCCTTCATAATTTACGCCACATGTGATAATGTTGTTTGTAATGACAAATGACTTGTCGGCCCAGGCCGAGTTGACATCTTTAAGGCCTGCTTTTCTTTTATCGCCAACATCTGCATTGTAAAATATACCTTTGCGCCCGGTCTGTTCGCAAATGAGGTTATACACTTTTTCCATTGAGAAAATGGAAGTTCCACTATCCCGTTTATAAGGATAAAAGACGAATATCTTAGCGCCTGATTTGATTTTTTTAACTGCATCATGTAGTGTCATTTCAAAGTCTTTCATATATTGGATAGTTCGTGTTTGTGGTTCATTGATGCGAGTGTACACGTGAATAGATGGTGTTTGTTCTAATGATTTGATAAAATCTATTGTTTTGTTTGTTATGAATGCATCAAGGAATATTACTTTTTTGGCATTTCTGAGCATGTGTTTTAATTGATTCCATATCTTCAATTTAAGTTGCTTGGTTAAGTCGTCGCCTTCCATAAAGTCGCCAAGGAATTTATCAAGAAGGGTTTCTATTTCATCAATTACAACCGTTTCATACTTTTTATTTGTTAGATAGTGCAATGAGTTTAAAACTATGATAAGACGGTCTTCTGCATTTAATCTACCTTCTTGTTTCTCTTTGGTTGAAATATTAAGATAATGACACACACGTATGTCTTTCTCTTCAAGTCTTAACTGTGTATTCAGTGCGAGTGCTTTATTTGGTGCAATCCAACAGAATGATTGGGGCATTTGTAGATAGTCAATTGTTTGCGCAGTTTTTCCACCACCCATCCCAATGTTGAACACACTGTATTTTTCTGTGCCGTTAAAACAATCTTGGCTCATCGTCTCAACTGGATGAATTAATTCTTGAGGAATGTTAAATGTTTGCACGAAGTCTCTGTATGAAACATCCTTTTTGATTTGAGGATAGTAATATACGAGAACTTGTTTAATACGGTCAACGCTTACGGGAGGAAATTTGCATAATGAGTCCCACCGTTTTATATATCGTTCTAGTTGGTTTTCAATGGTTGGATGTTTGTTTTTCATCCATCCAATGTATTGTTCAAAAGTCAAATTATTATAAAAACAGAAACGTGCAACAAAATGAGTATAATTAAATGCAAAGGAAGCATTCAATGGCAGCAATTGTAATATTTGGATTGGGCTTAAATTGGTGTAATCTACATTGGAAGGAATATTTAAAACAAGTTTTGGAAGTGCTCCAATGTTAAAAGGGGCTTTTGCTTTTTCAATTTGAATTTCTTGTTCTACTTCTTCGCTCAATCTTGGAAATGGTTTTATATATTGATTAAACCAGCACGTAATGCAGTGCTTTTTATAGTCTTCATTTTGTATAATATTTTGAATCCGTCCGTCAGGTTTGGATTGATTGATACATTTCATTTGTCGGTTCTTTGTATAAATCTTCCAATCAAAAGCGGGGTCTTTGGTTGCTTGCAAATGCTTTACAATCATTTTAATTTGAGTTCGTTCTTCTTCATTGTGAATCATATAATTATTCAAAACAATGTGGTATGACTCTTTAATATCAGTAATGGAACCCGAAACTGCCATGTCGGATTCAGGAAACAATTCATCAATGATTTTTATAAAATGTTGTAGACACCCCCCTTCCAGATTTTCTGATTTATCAATATCAAAATGTACCTTATGAGGAAAAGATGTAATCAACTCGTAAATGCCGTGGTTCTTCTCAAGAAGTGTTAATAGATTCTGCGGGGTAGTAATGCCCCACATTCGCCCTTCTTTGACTGTCTGAGATGCAATGCAGTTCTCATTTATGCCTACATGTTTAATTGCTTCGGCTTGTGCCCCTCCCTCTTTTGTAATGTTCTTCCAAAAACGGGTCTTCCATACTTTAACTTCTTTTGTCTTTTGTTGGGGTTCCTTAATGTCCGTCATCATATACATTCTATTGAGACAATTATTTAAATTCAATTCATTTAATTAAAAGAATTCAATTTGTAATTAAAAGAGTTCAATGTTTCGCAATCGTTGAAATTCGCGAAAAATCATTTTATACTTTCGTTCTTTATTGCGAACAACATCTATATTTTTGGTTCTGTATACTTTGGAGGCTTTGCGCATTTGTTGTTTTCTAGATTCCTTAATGTCCATCATATATATATATTGTGAGATAATTTATTAAGCCGTTGATACATCTTTTGTTAGTTTGTTAGAATATGTTCCAGTCAAACAAGTAAAAAAGGAACATGGTTCTTTGGTCCATACTAGCATATAGTATCTACCGCGCCACTCTTTGACAGCACAAGTGGTGAGAGATTTTAAATAAAATCCAAGGGTTGCCATCTTGGCGATACGAACGGGTGTGAGTGAATTAAATGCGTAATCGGACACCAAGAAAGCAATTCCTTTTTTGGCGGTTTTTGCGAACTCAAGAAGTAGGGGATAGATGGCATTTTTAAGCACTCCTTTGTCATTTGGCACCTTGAATGGCGGGTTAGTAATGACCCAATCGTATGGTGCAGTATGGTCCTTATAATCCTTGCCACGAGTTATTTCGGTCCAGTGTTTACTAACAAAAGGTGGGAGTGCGTCATAGAATGCGTTTTCACCAGCGAATGGTTCATAGCAAATATCGCCTTCTGCTAGTGGAATAAATTTCATAAGGTCTTGTGCGAGTAAAGCAGGGGTCTGGTGAAATAGGTACATCTCACTGCCAAGCGTATAACCACTATTGTTAGATAAGTCCATTTAAATGAATAAATATAATAGATTTGTTAGTTTGTTAGATTAAAGGCATCCGTAAATAATGTATAAATCATAATAGATAGTTGCAAGACATGGGCGACATGATAATAAGAGAGCAAGCATACCGTCATTATAAAGGTCATCGTCGTATAGTTTCATTTGTTATATTAATTTAATATAATAAATTGCATCCTTAAAGTCCATATTTGCATTTACAATTAACACAACAGGCTTCTTCTAGTGCATTCTGTTCTGTTAAATCTATCATATCTGAATATACCATTTGTTTTAATTCTTCATTTTGAAACCATAATTGGTGCCTCTTGCTCTTTAAATGATGTGCAAGGGACATCTTGGAACCAGTCCATCCACAGTCGCATGTCGTCTTAATTAAATAGTGTGCTTGACAATAAGTGCGATTAATATCAACTTTCTTAGATTGCAATACATTCAACTTGACTCTCGGAACCCTAATATTAAGTGTTGGTTGAAATAACTTAAAGAGCGAAAATTCAATAAAGGACGCAGCTGTTTCTGTGCATACCTCTGTATGAATACACTCGCATACCCAATTGGTGAATCCTCCATTTTCAGAGATGCACTTGTATAATTTCAAATCACTGTCATTTGATTTCATTTTGTGATTGGATATGCGTGCTTCAAAACGGGTTGTGCGTCCAATATAGCAATCGTCCACATCTATGTCTTTGCATCGGATTTTATAAAAGTAGAATTTCACACTTGGTTCACTTGGTTGTTCAGCCTCTTTAACTTGGTTCATATTATATATTGTATAAATATAATAAAATCCTCAAATAAACTAATCGCAACTAAATTATTCCTTAATATCCTGGATTGAATGATTGTATTCATTTATATTATCAACAATATTTGGATGCTTACCATTTAATATGAGAGACTCAAATAAAAACCTGCTTGGGATGCAGTTGTATATTTTGGTCCACTCTTCCATTTTAAGATTGGAGTAGTAGGCGTCCCTGCGTGCCTTATTAGCATCAATGTAATAGTATGTGCATTCACGAGCACCAATATCCATTCGTTTATTGTTTGCAAAATAAAGGCGGACTCTATGACTAGAAGAAGGGGATTTCTCATAATTAATAATTGTAGAAGGAACCAAAAAGGTAGTAATAGTAGCATCCATAATATATGTCAATATTTTAATAAGTTGCTTTCAATGCTTCATATAGGGTGTCTAACTGGTCCACTGTTAGATTACTTCTGAGTTGTCCTTTATTCTTTCCAGTTTGATATGTATTGCTTTTTGCGAGTCCTAATGTATCCACGTATGGTGCATAATCAAACTGGCCTCTTGTAATAGCAGTATTCAGTTCTGCAATCATAGACGATTTTGTAACAGGTCGGCCTTCTGCTGAGGTTGAACGAAATGCCCGAGGCGACCTAGAACGTGAACGTACTCTTTCCGCTTTCTCTGGAACAAGTTCAGTTGAACCCTGTGCTAGTAATATTGCTTGTTCTTCCTCTCTTGCTGCTTGTTGTGCTGCTCTTTGTTGGTTTAATAATTCTTCCGTAGGATCGGCTACTGCAGTTGAAATACGTTCCAATAATGATTCTTCGCTTCCTTCCGCTGTGCCTGTCCACTGATCTGATGGCACGTAATCTGGTTGTGTGCCTTTCTGGTCTTCATTCTGTGTAATTGTAATACCGTCATCGTAGAATGGGTCATTAATAGTAGGTGCATTACTGAATACTTCATTTCGGGAGGTGGCTCCAAGAGTGCTTGTTCTTTGATATGTTGGCTGAACAAACGTAGGAGAATATGAATAACTGTAATCTGTCTCTGATTCTGATTCTTCTTGTAATGCTTTTGCGGCGGATGAATATTTGCCAAACTGTTTTTGAACTTTCTCTGCTAATCTAGCTGGTTTAAAAGGATCCCCTTTAATGAGCCGTTGAGGTGGTGCCGGCGAAGCCTTTTTGGGAGCGTTGAACGTAGGTGCTTCTTTTAAGGGAGCAGGTGGAAGTGGAGCAGATGGAACCCGGGGGACAAGAGATTGCGAAACTGGAACACGAGGTGCAACTGGAACACGAGGTGCAACTGGTTGTGCAACTGGAACAGGCGGAGGAGGAGGAGTTGGTAGTCCATATGCAGTTGTAAATACTACTCCTCCATCTTGAGCGTATGGGCGTGTGGGAGCGACTCTAGGTCCACCTGATGCGCCACTCTTGACGCCTTTATCTCCGATATTTATGCGCACTGTCTGCTGGTTCTTTGGTTTGAGTTTTTTAATCAGTTTTAATATTTCCGCATTTGTGAGTGGTTTCTTCTTCTTCTTCTTCTTCTCTGCTTTTGAGACTGGCATATACTATGACCAAATATTTTATTTTATCTGCAACTCATTAAAACACTTATACATGCGTCCACTGAATAAATCAATGTCCAAATGCTGGTATGGTTCAGAAAAGCAGTAGTCGTATAACTCCTGTTGCTTGTCTTTCGCAATCTGGAATACCTCCTTTGCAACAGAGGCCCACTCCTCTGTATTCTTTGGCTTGAATACTGTTATGTAATTCATTTGTTTTCGCAGTATCTTTGGAAGCATGAAATAAGATTGGAGCGTAAATACCCATGAACAACTGATATGGCGAGTCTTCAATATCATTTTGTTGAGCGCCTTAACTAGATGCTTGTCTTTAAGAGATCCGCCCATATCGTCAATGATAATAAGGGAGTTCTCCATAGCACAGTCCATCGTCAAACATTCCTCTTTAATTGATAGAAGTTCACTTTCTATTTCGTCTAGTATATCCACGTCAATGTCATGGAACACTTTATCGTGTTTTTCAAATGGATGTTTGTGTACAGACAAGAAAGATGTCAACGGCGTAAATACATATACATTGTCAAACTTGCCACGATAGTAATCGGGGGACTTAAAGAAGTTTAAGAGCATACTGGATTTCCCCGAACCGCCGCTGCCTGATATTGCCCAGACAAATCCATTGCGACATGGCAGGTTGCGATTTATTCCATCAAGAAATATATTCATAGATTCTTTAATAGGTGGCATCTTCTTGAGATGGGCGTCTATTTCAACTATACTCATACACTGGTGATAGATTATATATTTGTTAAATTCAATCAATCTAACAAATCTAACAAATACACTTTTTTAAAAGTGTTATTTTTTAACATAAAGCAATGCTTGCATGGAACTGTTGCCCATTGCAGTTGCTGTTTTTTGTAATTCGCTTAAATCAATATTTCCGAACTGTCTCGTCAAGTAAATGTGTCTGAGCATACTAGTGCTGATTTTCTTATCAAATATTTGATTGAGACGATGAGTCATCTGCGGAGAACTGAGAGGTTGTAGTTTACCATCAAACAGAACATAGTCGCATCCATCTGGAACTACCTTGAACCATTTATTCAGAATAACCTTGATTGGTTTTGAAATGTCCGTCTCTTGTGTACCATACGATTTTGCTGTTTTATAATTCTGAAATATGAATTTGCCTGCTTTGATGTCAACATAGTTGTCTGTTGCCTTATCAATATTACGGAATTTCATAATGCCAAAATCCACTGATCGCCTGGGTGCTTGAAATATGCCCCCAGTAAGTGCTAGTATAACCCATTTCATAACCTCGTTTAAATCTGCTTGGGATAGGTGTTGTTTTTTAAGAATGTGTTTAGCGTTTGTCTCTAGGTCGTTAAAAATAGTTTCTACTTGTTCTGGTTCAATCATGCCTTCTTCTTGAGCGGGGCTTTTCTCTTGTTTCAATTGATCCGCATTGTATTCGTGAATATCATTCATCATGACCTTGGTATAAGCGGGATTACCCGTGAGGACAGAAAGCGCAGCCAGAACTGTTTTGCGTTTGTTAAATGGGATTTCCTTCATGTGATCCAACATCTTATCTGAATCATCAAATTTGTTATAATCGTATTCAGTGTCGCTATAGCATTTACCGTATACATTTTTAAGCACGCTTTTGTATGTCTTAATGCTTCCAGCAGATAGGTTGGGTCTATTATGTTTAACTTTTGCAATGATGGCATCCATATATATTGCTTAAACATAATAAATTTGGTTAAACTACACATTTCCAAATATCAAAGCATAGCAGAGTATTACTAGTTGCTATGGTATATTCAGTATTCGTTATAGAATTTTGTAAACGAATAGTCAAATCACATATTTGTGATTCAAGAATAAATGTTCCGAACCCGGCGGTATTAAAACGAGATGTGCGGGGATTTGCAGCCGCACCTAAAACAGAAGGATACGAGGCATAAGATACAAGTTGCATTGGGTTGCCACCAACCTTACCTATGGATGTCTCGTAGTTTTGAAATCTCATCCCAGAAGAGAAAATATTAAATGGAGAGGCACTCAAGGTGGCGTCTGCAGCAGCCCAAGTAGATGCATTTATCATTTTCAATACCAAATTGTATTTCGCTCCAATTTGAAAGTTTTCGCGTCCCAGTATAGCATACATATCCATATTTGTGGTTTGGGTTGTTCCTGCTAGATAGTATACATTCAGCGATGCGCATTTGGAAGATGCAAGAGCAATAGTAGTTGGTATGCCAGTGTAAAGAGGCGTAATATCAAAATAGAATGCATAACGAGGCATCTGTGTGCCAGCATTTAATGCGGGTTCTGCAAAAAGTGCATTTAACATTGAAATAGTTATATCAGCAGTTTTTTGTTTCTGGAATGTTAATATAAACTCATTAGAAGCTACTACAATTGAAGATGTATTTGCTGTTAATGACTGTATGTAAAAATTTGCAACACTAGTATTACAGCCTCGTATTACATCATAATTTGCACCAACCCAATTTAACCCAGACATTTGAAATGTAATAGAGCGGTCATTGGAGGTTACTCCATACGCCGGTGTTGAATTAAGTGCAAACGCTTTTACTCTTAAATTAAACAGTTCAAAGCGATTATAGAGGTCTCCCATTATGTTTTCAAAGTTGACAGAGTACCATGTAGTAATCGTGCGAGTTGCATTATTTGTTCCCGCCAAGTTTGTAACTGGATAATCCGCAAAAGTATCGCTTAATGAGATGTCTCCAGATTTCAATGCGAAATGTGCTTTCTCTTGAATGTATTCCATATACAGTATACCAATAAAATATTTTAAACAACAGGCGTCACTATAAACATATATGACAGTTGAGGATACATAGTCCCTGCTGCCAAATCAGGCACGCCTCCCAAAACAGTTTCTACTGAAATTGTTATATCTGCAGTAATGCATTTACGAAATGTCGCTACTTGTTGTCCGGGATAGAAACCTACATTCGCCGCATTAACAGGATTTATAAATGCATTACCTATTATGCACTCATTTGTCATATTCCCTGTAATAGTATTATAGTTATTGTATGCCCAGTCAAGGCCAGACATAACAACGTTTATTCCCCTATCATTAGTAGTCACACCAAAAGCAGCCGCAGGAAGAGACCATCCCGTATTTATCAGTTGAATATTAAACAAATCATAATGGTTATACAATTCTCCAAGCAGATTTTTAAAGTTGATTGCGTTCCATGTGATTGTTGTCCTATATTCAGATATAGAACCTTTTATATTTGTTAGTGGGTAGTCAGCAACAACATTGGATGTGGAGATGTCATTTGCTCTTAATGAAAATGTAATTTTTGGGGTTTGAAAATCCATATATACAATACCCATAGAATTAAAATCTATACTGTATATCATAATGAACAATGTTAGAGTTGTTTCTCAAGCACAGCCGCCCGTTGCGTCGGACGATGTACCAACCTCTCTATCTGAATTAATAAATCCATCGCCTACAGACGAGTTAAGCAGCAAAGAACCAGCCAAGACAAAATTAAATCTGACTGGAATAAAGGGATACACAGAGAAGAAGAAATCGCTTAAGTTATTGCGAATAAAGGATGAGACCGTAGCAGAGTTAAAGAAGGCATTTTCTATATTTGAAAAAACAGAATTACAATTAAACCATAGTGCAGTGCTTTTTGTTGCACAGATAGTAGAAGATGTTTTTAACAAGCCAAAGCAGGGACACCTTAAACGCCAGGTAGTAATTGATGTTTGCAGCGAATATTTTAATGGCGAACCAGCACTGGTAGAGATGGTGTTAGATTTGGTATTTCATAAGGTTATTAAGACGACAATGTGGCGACGTAATAAACAGCGGATGAAGAATATTGCAGTGTTTTTTTTGGAAGTGTTTGGGCCGAGCATTCAGACGAACTTGTCCAGCAGATTAAAATTATAATCAAGGCACTGATAGTAAAATACTGCTACATTTTAATACTTGCACTCATATTTTAATTGAGTTGAAACCAAATGGTTCCAGCAGAAATAAACTTACATTGATATGTTGCAGCAAGAAAAACAACAGATGTAGAAGTTGCCAAAGTTGCGGCGCCGACTATTAAATCAGTTCCAGAACGAAGAAATGTGACGTTTGCTGCATTAACATATCGTTTGAATATAATTAATGTTCCTCTTGATGCTTGAGTAGCGGGAGGCAGTGTGATATTAATAGCAGTAGAAGTTGTAATTAAATAAAATTGAGAGAGAGGTGTCGCCAAGGTTTGAGAAGTTGAAATAGTTCCAAAAAAGTTATACTGGAATGACCCTTGTAATTGTAGGTTCCCGAAAATATCAACTTCATTAGTTGTTCCTGATGGCTTCACCGTAATAGCGTTTAATAATTGAGATGAAGCATTTTTGCATTGAATATTTGTGGTAGTATTATAATCAAATGTAATACTTCCATTAGCGGCACCTCCAGCAGTAAATGGTCTATTTGTGTTCATATAAGACACACCAGTAGTATTTTTTACAGCAGAAGCAACTAATGCATTCGGGATAATATTATATACTCCTCCTCCCAAATCTCCAGATGAAACATAAGTCCCAAGAGAAAATCTTGTCCCAATAAAAGTGGTGAAGAAACTCCCAATGAACAAAGAATCATTACACTGAATTTGATTTATTGCAACAATTGCAATACCAGGCGTTGTTTGTGTTGTTCCAAATAAATAAAAATTATTGAAAAAGGGATTGTTGCCACCGTTACCAGTAATATTAACTCCACTGATTGCACCAAGCCCCGCAACAGCAACAACAGAGTCGGTTCTAACAATAGAAGATGTATTCCCACTAGGAATTAATCCAGTGATTGTAACAGTTGTATTATTTAATACGTTGTTCGCAAGGTTGAATTGATTGTTATTTTGGTCTATCATGGAATTGAACGAGCCGCCGTCGCTCAGCATAATGTCTCCAGTAAATGTTTTAGTCCCTGATGCAGTTTGGTTTCCAGTTGTTAATATAACTCCTGTTAATGCACTTCCCGAACCTGTGAATGAACCAGTAAAGGAATTGGCGACATTGCTCATTGTTTTTTGTCCTGTGATATTTGTTTGTGTTGTATCCGTGGTAACAAAATTCCCACCACTGATTGCTCCATCCACATACGTTTTATTGCAAAGCATATTGCCAGTTGTTGGTGCGACTGAACAGGACGGAGGTTGCACAAATGAATTACCAGTATTATCAAACGTTTTTTGACCAGTTATAGTTTGTGTAGTATTTGTTGTAACAAAACTTCCAGCACTGATTGCTCCATCTACATAGGTCTTATTACAAAGCATATTACCAGTTGTAGGAGCCGTTAAACATAATGGAACTTCTGCAAATGTAGCAACGTCTGAAACTATCTGAAATACATTGAACCCACCAATAGTTATTATATATTGATGCGCTCCTCCAGATAATTCCAAATAACAAGTAGCAGAATCAGTGTACATTCTTCCTCTGTATGTCCCTCCAGCAGTAGAATCTGTGTCGTGCAAATTATAAAATGTATTATTGATTTGTCTCAATGTATTAGCAGTGCTAGTTAAAAGTAATGTTGTAGTTAAATTAGATTGTCCAGCAGCAAGTTGAAGCGGAGTCCTTTGTGCGTTGGACGCGTTGTTGACACGAAAAATTATATTACCGCTTGTAGCATTGTTAGTAAGAGTTAAATTAGCAGCACTTTGAATTAATGAACTACTACTTTGTCCCGCTGCTTGGACTTGTCCGCCGATAGTATAATTCTCAGATGACATTGTACCCGTAGATGGATTGTATGTTAATGGGGTTGCTGTTGTATCAATATAGAGAGCATTATTTGTAGCGGTGCTTGTTTTTGAAAATGGAACATACCATTCTCCTGCAGTATTGTCATCTGTTAAATTAACGTTTCCTGCAATTGCATCTACGTATAATTTATTTGTTAGGTCCTCATTCGCAGTTGGCACAGTTGCACATTTAACTTTCTTGGAGGTTGTTATTGTTAGATTGTTGTCAATGGTTGTTAAATCAATACCCCCAGTATCGGAGTAAGAGATTCCAGTAGTTGCTTGCTGTAATAGTGTAATATTGTTTGAATTGATAGGAATCTGTGCTAGTGCAGTAGACACATCTACCCCATTCAATATGAGTGTGTCTGTGCTAGTAATACCACTGATCACACTATCTGCTGATACACTGGATAAGCCAGTGACAGTTGGCACGTTTGCAAGTTTGTATCCTAGTCCGTTAATCATATATTATAGATGAACATTATAATATATCCGAAATGCCTTAATATGGCGGGGTTTAACCAATTATTGACGGTTTAACCAGGTTAAACCTCTTTTCGCCGTCAATAATATGTTTTTTGTTTAAATAAAGAGGTTTAAACAGGTTAAACGATGAATAAAAATATTTTTATTGACTGTTTAAATAGGTTAAACCGCAAGGTTAATATGAAAAAGAGTTAAACCGATGTTTAACCTGTTTAAACCGCGATGTTAATCCAGAGTTCGGACGTCCAAATGCGCCCCCGCCCGAAGGGCGAAAATGTGTTGCTTGATTGTGCAGTCAAATATTGAATTATTTTATAGGCGCGCCATTTATGTGTTTTTGTGATTTTCTCTCAGGGGGGTATATGTAATTATTTCACGGTTTGCTTGTTTTTTAAAATCTGATCAGAAGCGGATTTGCGCCTGTCCATTCTCGCAGATGATGACAGCATGGTGCAAGCAGTAGTAGTCAAGGCGCACAGCAGGAGCAGCGGCGTTGGCATTGAAGATAAGGTTATGGTAGATGTCCTCAGTAGAGGTGTTGCGTCCACTGAACATCTGGTCCTGAGAAGCAGAAGGGAAGGACACTAATTCCTGCCCAATACCAAAAGCACCAGCAATGGAGGTTAAGTTATTGGCAGTAGTATTGGGGGTCTCGGTAGTAGCAACTGGAGAAGCCAGAGTATCGTAAGTGTAAAGGGAGACAAGAGGACTGTAGTCAACAGAGTAAGGCGATCCAAGTGCAGAGCAGTAGTAGTTGAACATAGTTTGGTGGTCTGGAATACCAGTGGTGGTTGTGCCCGGGTGGCGGGTAGGAAGAGACTCGCTTCCGAATTGGTACCAATATTCGGAGATGTTAAAGTTATTGGAACCGAATGCATCAAACGTCACCACACCAGCAGAATGCTGGCGGATAGTATTAATAATTGCTTGAACTGAGGAATACTTGAAAGGAACTGGGGCAGACACGTTAGTGACCGCATTCTGGAGTTGGGCATTGAAAACCAAGTTGGCGTATCTATCAACCGCCATCGTTAAAGGGGCACCCATCTGGCTAGACTGGATTACACTCAAGGCCTGATCCGACAGTTCAATGAACGAGCCGTTGAACTCCACGTTGGAGAGAGTAAAGCCAGCAAAAGCAGTTAAGGACACAATAGGGATTTGGGCATTCGCCACCAACTGCAACTCCAGTCTCAAAGGAGCGGAAGTCATAGCAAACAGGGGCAGGTATTTATCACCCAGAGAGCCAAGGATGGACACAAGAGGAATGCAGAAAGTCTGGGACACAGTGACACCACCAGCCGCAATATCAGCAGCTCCTCCACCAGCAATATATGTCTGGTTAGAAATGCGTCTACCTCTTAGCGCATTCAAATTGTATATGGCGTTAATTGAAACCGCACAGGATTCCTCGAACCCCTCCGTAATGCTGCCCTTGTAGGCGACATTATCAGCACTGCGTTGGTGAGTGCACAACTGGGCCACCAGGTTACCATAGTTGTCTATATCTTCTAGCAACGTACTGCCGTGGAACAAGCGGAGTCTTTGGATAAACCCATGTGCTCCAGCTTTGGATAAACGAGACCAGGTGTTGATTGCGGCCCCATTGGTCGCAACCATGCTAAACTTTAAGTATGAATCGTGAGGAGACATGACGGTGTTGCGATTGGCAGGAATGTTAATGATAATAACATCATTCACACCATAGTTCTGGGCACCCTGAGGTTGCATTGATGAGGTATAGGGACGAGCACCCATGGAGTCAACTTTGTTCTGATACAGCAACTGTTTCGGTAGTGCGGACATATTATATATTTACTCTAGATAAAAATATAATCAATATTTGAATTAATATGAACTAACAAACTAACAAAACAACCTTTTGAAAAGGTTGTGCCAAATGTGGCCCCTTAACAAAAGAATCCGCTATAGTCTGTATGTGGCGTATTTGCTACATATTCGTCTTCCTCATCTTCCATAGACTTGGTTCGCTTGGCTGTATTCTTCTTACTCTTTCGCTTAATGATAATGACCTCCTCGCTACTATCACTATCGCCTTCATCTTCTGATTCTGGTTTTATTACTCTAGGCGCAATCTTCCTCGTTTGCACTTTGGGCGTTTGGACTTCCTTAACTTTCTTGGTTGGTGCCTTAATCTTTTGCTCAACTACTTTCTCCTCTTCCTCTTCTTCTATCTCAAATTGAACAGGCTCCGCTTTTGGCGCAGGAGTTGGGTTCGCTTTCACATAGCCTTCTTTTTGCAAAAGTGCCCTTTGTGCTTCCAAAATCTTAGCCTGCTTCCTCTCTTCTGCCTTTTTAGCCCGTATCTCCTGCATGGCTCTGAAATTTTGCATTTGCTTTTCTGACTGAGGAGGTCTGGGTTTCTTTTGCTTGAGTAATGGGGTATTGTCGGTTTTTTCGGTTTCTGAAATATCGGCCATTTACATTTAACCAAGATAAAATTATTGACGGTTGATATAGCGATTGGTTATATCAACAATGAAAATATAGTTAAACCTACTGGGGCTTATACACTTTTGAACGGGCTGTTAAAATTGCCTTAAGTTCTTTAACTGGTTGAGTAAGCATTGAAGGCATTGGCATGTCAACCCCTCGCTTGTTGCCAACAAGTCCGCTCTTCTTAATAAGGTTTGGCTTCATATAATACTGCAAAGATATTTATTTAAGGGGGCATTGCCCCCTTTATGCTTTGAATGCGGAACGTACACCACGGATTTCATCTTGAGCTTGGGCTTCTAATGCTTTTGCTCGTTCACCCACTCGTTCAACTTGCGCACCCGCACGTCCTGCTACTCTTGATACACCAGAACTGGCTCGTTCACCCACCGTGCTTAACTGATTCTTCCCCTTGCCAGTTGCCATACGGGCATCTGCTCCAACATTCTGAACCTGCTTAAGTCCCGCAGCTCCGCCTTTGAGACCGGCACTCACGGCTCCCAGCCCAATACCAAGCCCGGGGATAGTACTCGCCAAGCCGGTAGATTGTAAGGCATCAATAACGCGGGCTCCCTTAAGTAAGCCTTGTTTGACAGAACCAATCTTTCCGCTTGCAGACGCAATCCCTTCATCTACCTTCTCTAGTGTCTTTTGGCCAAGGTCTATTCCCTTGGCGATTCCTTTTTGCGCTTGCTTTTCAACTTCAACAATTCTCTTGCCCAAACCTGAAGCAGTATTTGAGACTTTCTTGCCTATGCCTTTAACAGCCGATTGTAGTTTTTTGCCAAGTCCCATTATGATATACAGTATAGATAAAAAGAACGAACAAGTCGCTTAATAACTTAACTGGATTGTTGCAGTCCAGTTTGCCCCGTTCAGATCTAACAAATCCAAGTCTTGATCTAGTAGTCTTATCTGCAATGATGCGAAGTTTTTTATAGTATTGATACGCTCATGTAGATTGAATACATTGTAATATGACAGCACACTATTTTGACTTGTTGTAATTGGAATGCTTACCAATATACTTGGATTATTCTCCGCTGCATTGCTCGTCTTGTTATTTGTTATTAAATTGGTTATTTCTATTAGCACTGCTTGTATTGTGAAGAAGTTTACACATAGTGGACTTGTTAGTGTAAGCCCGCTACTATTATACGTCTGACCTTCAATAAACCCGAGCAGTTCAAAACAGGTGCTTGTTGATTTAAAAGAAAACGTGTTAGTTGCATGAGTGAATGTATATTTGTTAGTTTGTCCATTAAACGTTATTGTAAACCCAGTCATGACTGTTGTAAGATATGTTAATAGCGAATTGACATTATAATTAGCAGGAGGTATGACTAGATTAATATTTGGGGCAGCCGCAACTGAATACACAAGCAGATTGTTAATATCGTCTACATTGTAAAAGGTCCCGGGTATTTGCGCTGACTGTACAGAGACAAATATTTCGCCATCATCTATTGGAAGGTTGCTAAAGTCATATAAGCAATTGCTTGTTCCATTTAATTGCTTTAGGGCGAATTTTGAGTTGACATACAAGTTGATTGTATTGTTTTTTTGTAGTGCCATTATATATGAGTAAAGAAGATAAAACCATGACTATTTCGGACCTAGAACCAGAACCAGAGCCAGAGCCCTACGAACCAGTTCGCAATTACACCGCTATATCTGAAAATTTCAGGCTTGATTGGAACATGCTATTATATAAGATGGAAGACGAACAAGGTTACCAGATTGACTGGAACAAACTTGTTTACAATGAAGAACAACTTGCAGAATTTACATTGCAAAAGAAAGAGACCGTAGTTAAGCCACAATTTGCTGACTTTCTATTCAAGCCTCCATCCGAACGGTCAGCGATAGAACGGTTCTTCATGTTCCAGTCAGGGTTTTGTAATGAAGATGAAAAAGACGAGACCGATGCCGAGTATGATAGAATGACTGCGGATGGAATTGTCAGGGATGCATAAATAATCATATATACCCCCCTGAGACTTTGTTAGATTTGTTAGATTGATTCAATTTAACAAACTATAATAGATTAATACTACCATAATAGATGCGCAATGATGGCGCCCCTTGAGCCAACCTTGTTTATTTCTTTTTGATGCCTCGCACGATACAATCGCCTTCTAGTATCCGCAAATTCTTTCCCATGTTTTTGAAGGTACGTTGGATAATCACGATAGTTCGGATCCCCGCCATTAAAAAGAAACTTTCCTGAACCATCGCTTACCTTAATCTTATATTTTGGATTATCACTCTTGCTTACTTTTAAGCCCAGTTCATATGCACGTTGTAATGTGTATGGTGTAATACGGTATGACATATATTATGAATAGATTATAAAATGGAATGAACTAACAAACTAACAAA